TTCAACGATTTCAACAACTCTGCATTCAACCTTTGGCTGAACATGCCGGGCAATGCGGGCATGGGGGTGACCGACTTCATTGAAGCAATCACCGGGCCACGGGGGCTGCAGGGCGATCAGGGTCCGGCTGGGCCGGTGGGTCCGACTGGTCCGCAAGGACCGGCTGGTCCCGGTGGCCCGACAGGTCCTGCAGGTCCACCCGGTCCAATGGGTGCCACCGGACCTGACGGACCGTCAGGTCCGCCCGGATCAACAGGTCCCGCTGGCGCGCCCGGCGGTGATGGACCAGCCGGACCAGCGGGTCTTCAGGGCTTGATAGGTCCTGATGGCCCGATGGGTCCGGTGGGTCCGATTGGCCCACAGGGTCCGGCTGGGCCGTTCGGGCCACAGGGACCGCAAGGTATTGATGGTCCTCCCGGTCCGGCAGGATTGCCCGGTCCGATTGGGCCGGTTGGGCCACCGGGGCCAGCGGGGTTGATGGGTCCGCAAGGGGTGCCTGGACCATTCGGTCCTGCAGGCCCTCAGGGTCCGATTGGCCCTGTAGGTCCGATAGGACCGGACGGCCCGACAGGTCCGGCTGGGCCACCGGGACCAACCGGACCGCAAGGTTTGAAGGGTGACACAGGCGCGGGCCTGATCATTGCTGGTCTGCTGAACAGCACAGCGGCGTTGCCGTCTACGGGCGCACCGGGGGACGCCTACAGCATCGCTGGGGACGTCTGGATCTGGGATGCGCTTGGCGGGAGATTTGCCAATCTTGGGCCGCTGGTAGGCCCGAAAGGTGACCCCGGTGATCCGGGTAACGATGGGGCCACCGGCCCACAGGGGCTGCCGGGCAATGATGGTCCAGCTGGGCCGGTCGGGCCACCCGGTCCTGATGGCCCGCCCGGCGCTGACGGTGCGACGGGTCCGCAGGGCGCGGCTGGACCACAGGGACCAACCGGGCCGAAAGGTGATCCCGGCGACCCTGCGCCATTTCCGGCACCGCTTGCTGCCGCGTTGGCGTTGCATGGCATTGACCGTGAAGCCGCTGTTGAGACCGTTGGAAACCGGATTGTGCTGCTGGCGGATGCTTTCCAGCAGTCAGGTTTCGACCTGACGGGCAAAGAACTGCACATGCCTTTTGGATCAACGCTGCATGTGACGCAGGTTGATCCGGCACACCGGCGCGATGTGCCGCTGATCATCGAAGATGAAACAGTCCACGACATGCTTGTTGTCGGGACGCTCCACATTTTGCCCGGAGCCACGCTGACGGTTACGGGCACCGTCGAAATTCTGCCAGTTTAAGGAGAGAGATATATGCCGGGAGATATTGTTCTAAACTCGATCAAGCGCGCCAATGGAGCCGAACTGACGTTGCCGATGACAGTCGGTCAGGGCGGTGCGCTGGTTGTCGACGCGCAAGGTCAAATGAGCGTCCAGGCCGATGACGCGGCACCCCGCACTGAAATTGTGCAGGTCTATGATTTTGAGGCGGCACCCGCCGCTCTGCTGGACGTGCTCTGGGATGATCTGGAAACGGGCCTTGCGCTGGCAGACGTTGCCTTTGTGAAACTGCGGGGCAGTGGCATCTCCGGGACAGCAGCCATGCGGTTGCAGTTCAAGGCCCTGTCTGCCGCCGGTGTGACTGTTGATACGGGCTACATGGCAGCAAACACAAAGGTGATGGCAGGTAACGGCCAGCTGTATGACACGCAGCCGCACAACTCCAATGCCGGGACGATGTTTTATCCCGTCTATGCAACGGCCAGCGCGACAGGCTACACTTACGGTCCCGGCTTGATCAGTTTCGACGCGCGCCTGCGGCCCCATCCGGATACCGACAATCGTGGTGTTTTGATGCATGTCAACGGGGGGTATCAGCAGAGTACCTCTTTCAGCTTCGCGAACGTCGAAGACACCATGTGGAAGAGTTATGGGACGAATGCCGGGATTGCCGGGTTTCCAGCCGGATTCCGGGTCTACCCGTCAGCAGGTCAGATCAATCGCGGCTTCCTTGAAGTCACTGCCGTTCTCAATCCGGGGGCATGATCATGTCAGAACAGCTTTTTAAAATCGTCGGTGGGCAGCCAGTTCCCATGACCGCAGCCGAAATCGCCAAACTGGAGGCGGATCAGGCAGAGGCGCAAGCCGCTGTGGCCACCGGACCTGATCCTGATCCGGTCTATCGCGACCTGTCGGACGTCGAATTCATGTCACTGGTGCGTCAGGCCGGACCCCTCACACCAACGCAGTTTGTTGAAATCATGCAGACCAGCACCATCGATGAAATCGTGATGCTGCGGATCATGATCGGCATGAACAAAGGCGGAATTGGCCGCTCTGCTGCAATGGTTGCTGAGGGTTTGGGTATCCTCAAGGCCACAACATACCTGACTGCCGAAGGCATCGACCGCATCATGGCCGCATGGCCAACCGAGTGACCCCGCAAGGGCAAATCATCATCAAACAAAGGAGAACGACATGTCCAAATCACAAAGCCTGACCGCGTTGGTCAGCGAACTCAAGGCCCTGATCGAAGCACAGCCTGCAGAAGCCGATGGCATTGATCTGCAGCAGTACAAGATGACCGCACAGATGACAGTGGACCAGCTGAGCAACCAAGTTGCGGCGCTGGAAAAGCTGCTGCAGTAGCGACCATGACAATTGCAGAATTGATCAGACTGATATGGCCAGTTGGTGTCGCACTGTTTCTTTACGGTATTCGGGTGGAAGTGGGGCAGAACCTGAGCAGGCAGCGGCTGAAGTCCATTGAAGAAGCCCTGGCGCGTGAAAGGCAGGATCGAAAAGAAACCGTTGCGTCCGTTCACGCGCGTCTGTCGCGGCAGGAGACGGAACTGGGCAAAGCTATTTCGGAAATCCGGAACGACATAAAAACACTGTTGTCGCGCCAGTAGTCTGCGCGGCAACTTTCGTCATTTCACACCCGCCATCCGGCGGGCTTTTTTATGGGAGACACTTCATGCTCGTTCAAAACTGGCGGTCCATCCTTCTGCGGTCCTACACCGCCTGGGCTTTCTACATGTTCGTCGTCATCACGCTCGCTCCTGAAGTAATCTATCTCGTGGCAGAGCGGGATACGAACCCTGCAATTTGGTCTACTTTGCAAATCTGGACGGCGGTGCTGGGCGTCCTTGGCAGGCTCATATTGCAGCCGCGCGAAGGAGCGATGCGGCGACGGTTCGTGCTGGGGCTGATTATCCTGAGTACGCTATTTATCGCCGCACAGGCAATGGCGCAGACCACCGAAAGGGCCACCATGCGCGTTCTGGAACCTCTGGTCATCAGATGGGAAGGCGCACACCGATGTTCAGATGATCCGGCGCTGCACTGCGCGTATCTCGATATCGTCGGCGTGCCGACCGTCTGTTTCGGGGAAACGCGCGGTGTGTCTCTTGGTGACCGGGCCACCGATGCTGAATGTCGGGCCAAGCTGCGCCAGCGTTTGACCAGAGATTTCCGAGACGGGCTGCATCAGTATTTCAACGCCACGACGCGGGCGCAGCGTCTTACACCGCAACGCGATGCGGCCTATGTTTCGCTGGCCTATAACGTGGGCATTCGCGGGGCGGGCCGATCAACTGCCACCCGTCGCCTGAATGCTGGCGATATAGAGGGCGGCTGTGTCGCCCTCGGCTGGTGGAACAAGGCAGGGGGACGCGTGGTGCGCGGGCTGGTCAACCGGCGCGCAGAAGAGACGGCGCTGTGTCTTCAAGGGCTGTGACGATCACCCGTCGCGCAGTTTCATCAGCGCGCCTTCGGCCAGGAAGCTGCTGCGGTTCGGAGTGACCGCGTCGATCCGCTCAATCAGACTGTCAGGCAGTGTCACATTGATCCGTACGCTTTTAGACGCAACGCTTGCCGGGATCATCACCAGTGTTCCGCCGTTAGCGTCAACGCTATCCGCTGGCGCGGGGACGGGTACACCATCTTCAGTTGTGGAGAGATCATCAACGACCTCTTGCAGGATCGATGTTGCATCGTTGAGTGCCGCTTCCAGGGTCGCACCGCTGCCATTCACGTTGATACCGGGGACTTCTACACCCCAAAGACCGTTTTGATCAGCAGGGTGAAGAATTGCGGGAAAATATGTTATTGCCATGACCGCCTCCTTTCAGCGCAGTTTGATGCCGGTTTGTTTTTCAATGGCCCGCACGACGCTCTCTGCGATTTCGCGCTGGCGGGA